TTGACTGCTGACTTAACCATTGTCATAGTCTTTCTCATAGCTTGGTTTTGGTTTAGAGAAACGGCTATCCTGGTAACTGCTTTGATCTATGCTTTCTTTATGGTACTGTGGCATTATAATTACTGATATGAAACATAAAGATAAAGCATTAGGCTATAGAGAAACGCTGAGAATCGATTTTAATGACATTGGAAGTATTATTAATGATCCTATGGATATAACAAGAAGAAGTTACCTGTCGTATTTAGATGGAGATTACCATGATGATCCTGAGCATATGGCAGAGAAGTATGACTTCTTAGAAAGTGGAAGGAGAGAAGAAATATTCCGAACATACAAGGAGAGGTGGGATAAATGCAAGGCTAAGAAACAAAGAAAGAGTTTTGTAAGCCGAAGTTTTTTCGAGTTTCAAGCTTTCTATTATGGGAGTAGTTATAAACACATGAAAAATTGTTTAGTTGATATAGTAGGAGTAAAGAAATTAGAAGAATTAAACTTAGAATTAATTAAAGACGTTATAGATTTTTATCATTATCAAGAGAACTTTAGATAATTTCAGTTATGAAACACAAAGTATTAGATTTGTTTAGTGGCATTGGTGGGTTCAGTCTTGGTATGGAGAAAACAGGAGGATTTGAAACTGTTGCATTCTGTGAGATTGAACCCTTCTGCCATAAAGTTTTAAAGAAACATTGGCAAGACGTACCAATTTACAACGACATAAAGGAGTTGACTTATGAAAAAATGCAAGCAGATGGAATTGAACCTACTGTCATCACAGGAGGATTCCCCTGCCAAGACATTTCAGTTGCAGGAGAACAAAAAGGAATCATTGGAGAACGATCATCTCTTTGGTCGGAGTATGCGAGGCTCATCGAAGATGTACAGCCGACATGGGCGATTATTGAAAATGTACCGACCCTTCGATCTAAAGGACTTGCCTTGGTCTTACAAAATCTCAGCGAGATCGGGTATAATGCAGAATGGCATTGCATACCCTGTTCCACAGTTGGTGGGTTACACCGAAGAGATCGCATATGGATCATCGCCTATCCGATGGAGAACCCCCGATGCACATTCGGACAGAGGAGCTTCATCGAAGGAGAGAATGAAGATGAAGTTGGAGAAGGGAATGCCAATCAGTATCAACGATCAAGTAGCACATCGAGAGATGATAGACGAACACAAGAAACAGAAGAGGGAAATGTGGGCAACACCAAACACAATGGATCATCTACCTCCGAAGTCAAAGGAAGCTATGAAGAAGCAGTTCCTGGGCGTGAGAAAAGGCAGAACCAAGCCGTTAAATCTGAGGGAACAAATATTCGAGGAACTATATCCCAATCAATTGTTTCCAACCGAACTGTATCCAACTCCATGTGCAAGGGATTGGAAGGGAGCAAACAAGATGCAAACCATAGTGGACAAAGCGAAGAAGGGAATGAGGTCACATCTAGGTCAGCTTCCGAATCGAGTGGCATTAGAGGAGAGCCTAAACATATTGTCACAAGAGAACAGATCGAAAGATTTGCACAATATGCCAAAACCCAATGGACAACTGAACCCAAATTGGACAGAGTGGCTTATGGGATATCCAATAGGGTACACAGACTTAAAGGAATAGGTAACGCAGTTGTACCACAAATACCACAATTTCTAGGAGAATCTATTTTAAATTTTGAAAAGGAGAATATATGAAAAATCAAATAATTTCAATTTTTGTATCAACAATAATTGCAGTTGTTGTTTCTGTTACAGTTACTAAATCACTTACTAACTTACAGATAGACATGGAACTGCAAGAAGCTTACGGAGGTTTGGTCAATAGGATTAATGTCCTGGATCAATCCAATGATGATGCTTACCAGGAACTTAACAAACTTTATCAATCCCTAGATGCTATAACTTATGATGAAAGCATTGACGAATTAGCTAGTAAGATAAAGGGTTTAGAAGAATCTGTTTCTACTTTAGAATACTCTGTTATCTCCCTAGATGATAGAGTATCTCTACTAATAAGACCTTTAGTAACAGAAGAACCTACCCTTGTAGTTGAAGAAGCTACTCCAATAGTTGTTGAAGAAGTAACTAAAGAACCTACTAAGATCATAAAGGATTCGTGGCAAGAGCCTACCTTTCTTAGCTGTGTAGATGATAGGCTTTCTAAACCATCTACTAAATCTTTAGTGCGATCTTTAGAGAAGGCTAGATCAGTAGGAGCTTTTGAGTTTGGAGTAACGTACAACGTAGCATCTAATGGTACTGTTAATAACGTCAGCGTGGAAGATGGAATACCAATAGACATTCAAAGGATAGCTACAAGATACATCAGTAAATTTGAGTATGCTTCAGCAGATGTAGGTGTGAATAATTGTGTCTATGCCATGCGGTTAGTAGTACAGCAATAATTTAGTCCTGGTAAACCATTGACACATTACAATAATCTTGGTATAATTCGCCATGTGGAAAATGAGATGAAGAAAGGAGACTTAGTAAGGTTTAATCCCACTCGGTATATCTTTGAAAAAAAGTTGAAGAGTCGTAGTTGGTATAGTGGTTTTTACATATACAAGATTATTACACTTGGTCGCAAGTGGGCAACCCTACGCATGAATTGTAATAATTCTTTAAAGCGAATGCCGATTGAAGTTTGGGAAGACCTTGCTAAAAGTAATGACCTTGCCAAGATTGTAGATGGTAAACCTATTTACATAAACAGATAGAGGGAAGCATGTTTAATAAATCACTAACTTTAAATGATAGTCAAATGAGGATTCTTCATACAGAAGCTTATGCCGAATGCTACACTTTGAAAATACCTTTTCAAGTGGAACATGAAGATGCTGATGCTATGTTTGTGATCTCATTTCCTAGTGAAAATGCGTACAATGATTTTATGGCTTATATTTATAAGCCTTATCTTACATTGTAACAGGAGATATAGTATTGATAGGACACCTCATACCCTCCAAAAATCAAGCTATGCCATTCATTTTGGCTCTAGTTTGGGAGTCTAGAATCTCAATAAAACTCCCAAGTTTTTTAATAAATATGGAGAAAACATATGCCTTTAGTAAAAGGAAAAAGCATGTGGTCTTTTATTACCACACCTAGCCACAAGTTTCCACCCCCAACATACCAAATTACTTTGTTGGTTGACGATGAAACTGCTGATGAGTTTAGTAAGCAAGGTTTTAAAGTCAAAGATACCGATGATGGTAAAGCTTTGTTCATAAAGAGATGGGCAACCAGAAAAGACGGAACTCCAAATCCTGTTCCTAAACTAATTGATGCCAACAAAGAGCCACTAAATGTGGCTATTGGTAATGGCTCCGATGTGGTTGTTCAGTACAGAACTTGGGAAGTTACTAATGAATTTGGTTTTCATAAAGGTTTAGAACTGCAAGCAGTACAAGTACTTAATTTAATTGAGTACAATCCAACTACTGCTGATGGCGAAGAACTTGGATTGGATTCAACTAACGATTCTGAATTGGAGTTTTAAAATGGCAAAGAAAGAAGTAGAAGAAGTAGTAGAGCAAGTACCCTACATAACTATTGATGATGTGCAAATATCTGTAGATGAATTGCCTGAAGAAGCAAGAGGAATCTTTGGTAGGTTGCAACGATTGAATCAGAAGAAAGCTAATATTGTTTTAGACTTGGAAGAAATCCAAGCAGGTATTAACTTCTTTTCAAATAGAATTGTAGCTATTGTTAATGAAGCTAAAGAACCTATCCCTGTAAATGGGGAAGATGAATCTGCTCTTGAGTCTGACGAAGATTCAGAGTAGATGTGTGTGCCGAGAAGGTAAAACTTCTCTTGTCGAAACGAGGGGGTAGAGTAATCTGCCCTCTCACAACGGAGGTTCTATGCCATCAAACGGAGTAGCTAAAACACATCAATCATGTCCTGTTTGTGGACATCATAAATGCGTATCTGTTTTTAAGAGTGGCTCGGCTTGGTGTCATAGTCACTCCAAGACCATTTCTGATTACAAGAAAGCTTGTGAAGAAGCTGATATATTTATGGAAGAACAACCAATAGAAACCCAAAAGAACTACACTAACATAGAGTCTGCCGAGTATGGAGCTTTAGCGGATAGGAAAATATCAGAGGAAGTTGCTCGTAAGTATGGAGTGCAAGTTATTTATGGTACAGATGGTAAAGTAGCACAACATCTTTATCCTTATTTTGGAGAGGGTAATTTTACAGCTACTAAAATTCGCTACATTAAGGATAAACGATTTTCCTGGTCAGGTTCACATACGGAATCAGGTTTGTTTGGCGAAAACTTATTCAAGTCAGGAAAATATTTAACGATTACTGAGGGCGAATTAGATGCCATGTCTGCCTATGAGTTGATGGGAGGTAAAGGAGCAGTCGTTTCCATTAAAGGTGGGGCAGGTAATGCTGTTGGCGATGTAAAGAATAGCTTGGAATTTATAGAAAATTTTGACACTGTTGTTATTTGTTTTGATCAAGATAAAGTAGGTAAGGATGCTTCTAAAAAAGTAGCTAGGATATTAAAACCAGGAACAGCTAAGATAATGACCTTACCTAATGGTTTCAATGATCCTAACGACATGCTTAAAGCAAATGAACATCAAAAATTTAACTATGCTTTTTGGGATGCTAAAGTCTATACTCCTAGTGGGGTTTTGAATGTTTCAGAGAGTAGGGAGAAGTTTCATAATAGGAAAATTAAAGAAAGTATTCCTTATCCTTGGGAAGGTTTGAATGATAAACTTTATGGATTAAGACAAGGAGAACTTGTTACCCTTACAGGAGGCACAGGACTTGGTAAGTCTTCCGTAACTCGTGAATTAGAGCATCACTTAATAACACACACGAAGGATAACGTAGGAGTGATAGCTCTTGAAGAGGATTGGCGAAGGACAGTTGATGGTATTCTATCTATTGAATCCAATGCGAGACTGTACATAGACCAAGAAAGGGAAAAGTTAAGCCGAGAAGAACTAGATAAATTATTTGATATACTGTATGACGGAAACAATAAGAACAGGGTGTGGATTCATGCTCACTTTGGTACGAATAGTATTGACGAGATATTTTCTAAACTTCGTTTTATGATTATAGGGTGTGATTGCAAATGGGTAGTGGTAGATCATCTACATATGTTGGTGTCTGCTGTGCATGTAGGAGATGAACGTAGGGCCATTGATGATATTATGACTAGACTTAGGAGTATCGTTGAGGAAACAGGAGCAGGACTAATCCTGGTATCTCATTTGAGAAGGGTTGATGGCAACAGAGGAC